GAACTTCGCAACCGACGACGCCCAGAGGTCATCTGCGCATTGAATGACGTCCGCAACATGGGTCGGAATCTCATCGGGGGTCTCCTCGGCAAAAGCCAACAAATTAGCGCGCACGGTCTTGTCGATACTGTACTTCAAGTCGCCGTCCTTGTACGTCTCCATCATCTTTAATGCCTGCGGCCCGACACGTTCCATCACCCACGCCTTCATCTTCGGACTGCGCACCGACTTGATGGCGCCCTCGGTCAGCTCCTGCACCAGCGTCTCGATCTCTTCAAGCTCGACCGACGCGTACCGAATGGCGGCCTCGGCCAGCGGCTTGTCTAGCAACACGCCCCGGTCGTTGATGCGCTCGTTGGTGTGGTAGTCGGCCAGCTCCTCGTCTGAGAGCGGGCGCATGGCCTTGCTGATGGCGCGCATGGCTCTGACGTCCTGCTCGCAGTACTGGACCATCTCGGCCATTAGCTCTGGCGAATTGTTAAACGATCCATCAGCGCGAGGGATGGAAAGTAGTCGGATAAGTTGTCCACCTCGATGGTCTTTTCGCATGACGCTGGAGATGGCGCGTCCGACGTCTTCGAGAGATCCAGGCAAGCAGTTAGCACGCGCTTGTGCCGCTGTGCAATAGAACTGCGTGAGATCGAAATTAATTTGTAAGACGTACCAGAATATAAGGCGCTCGAACGCAGCGTTATGAGCGTAGATTCGCCCCTTGTGATGCCGAACCGCGTCAGGGAATGGCTGGTCGGGAGTCCAGGTGATAACTTCATCGTCATCAAACGCGTAGGACATACAAAGTACATCGGTGGTTCCATCTTGGGCATAGTTATAGACTCCACGCGAGGAGAGGTCGCACTTCGACCGGGTTTCAAAATCAATCCAGAGAACGCTCAATTCGCTCTCCAATCCATCGAACTACGGGCACAGCCCATGAATTGCCTAACGCCTTGTAGCGTGGGCCGTCAGGCGACTCTGGCTGTTTGCGCCAAGGGATGTTGGTGTACCCATCAGGAAAACCCTGCAGCCGCTCACATTCGACTGGGGTTAGGCGACGCACGGCCATGTTGATTGCAACCGACTGACCGCGATCTGACATCGGATTTGCAGATAAGCAAAATGCGGTTTGCTCATTGACGCTAACACTTGGATTGTCGCGATCACCTGCTAATTGGAACGCCACCGCCATAGGGTTTTTGGCCTGAAGCGTCTGCACCATGTCCACATCGGTCTGCGGTACAGACATCTGTGCGCCAAAAGTAATGGGCTGCGTCAGAAGCGGCGGGTGCTGCCCCTTGGCAAGCGTGCCATCAATTACGGCATCCCCACCGTGGTCGCAGCGAGTAAATCCTATTGGTTGCACTACCGCTAGTTGATTATCGCCAGCATCAGCGCGGAGCGTTGGCGATAAACCGGGTTCTGCATCACCGTACCCAAGCCGTTTTAATTTACCTGGTTCAAAAGCAATCGGCTGTGCCACACCATGCACCCCTGTCGCGTTCAGCGTGTACATCGGGCCACCTTCAGTAAATCCATCGCCGTTACCTCCGTTTTGCGGTTGCCGTCCAATGGTGTTCTCTGCAAGGGCAATGGGTTGCGCTGGCACGAACATCGGGCAACCAGCATTAACGTGCTGATTTTCTAATCCTTGTTTTGTGCCGAACGTAGTGTCTAATGTGCTGCTTATTTCGGCTGGCCATTGTTTTACTGGTGCTAAATATGCACCTCTTTGGCTGAATATTTCCTGATTGCTTGATCCAACACCACCGCAATTGGATGATTGATTTAGGGTTGGGTGGGGGAAGTCTCCATCCCAATGACTACAGCCTTGAGCGCCTGTTCTAGTGCTACTGGCAACACCTTCCCTCTTTTCTCTGCTCGGCGCAGTATCCCGGCGCACGCCTTCGAACTCAAAAAGAACCGCTGCGGGATCGAAGTCTGCTCTAGCACTTGCGATAACGAACACACGACGGCGTCGTTGGGCCACTCCGAAATATTGGGCGTCGAGGACTCGCCACGCGACTGCTCTTTGGGGGCCATCGATAAAACCAGCGTTAGCCCATCTGCCCCCTGGCGCGACGAGTGCGTCATCTTCGCCGGCAAGTGCTCCCAAAAAGCACCCGAAGGCATTATCTTTGGTGTTGAGGACGCCGGGGACGTTTTCCCAGAAGACGATACAGGGCTGTTCTCGTTTTGAATCGATGGCATCGGCAATCTCACAAAAGGTAAGTGTCAGGTTGCCGCGCGCGTCATCCAATGATTGGCGCAGGCCGGCAACAGAAAAGGCTTGGCAGGGTGTGCCACCGCACAGCAGATCAGGCGCTTCAACTTCGCCGTTACGGATCTTGCCAGGCAGCAGCGACATATCGCCGTGGTTTGGTACGTCAGGATAGTGGTGCGCCAACACAGCGCAAGGGAACGGCTCGATCTCAGCAAAGCCAGACGCTTCCCAACCCAACGGCTCCCACGCTACCGATGCGGCTTCTATGCCGCTGCAGACAGAGAGAAATTTCATAGTTTTCATGGTGTAGGGGTGACCCCCGTCATCTTGCCAGCATCAGGTCGAACCGACCAAGGAAGAGCCTGATGATTAGATGACCGGGGTCATAGAAAAGGTGGGGTACTCGCTGCGTCTGGCTGCAATGCGATCCGCTTCACGCAGCGCCGCACGCCAGCATCCGCTTTTCCCCATACTACTTAGCCGCGACGGCGGCGGGCAGGTGCGGCTTCGGCTTCAGGCGTTGCTACTTCAGCCTCGGCTTCTTCTGCTTTACCATCCATCGACACCCACTCGACGATCTCAAAGACCGGCGTGTAGATACGGCCATACGACTTGTGCGTGTAGTGATCCTTCTTCAGACGCACGACAGGCACGGGCTTACTCTGATCCTTCTCAACCTGCTCGGCAATCGCAACAGCCAACGCCTGCACGGCCTTCTTGCCGCCGACCGACGTCACGGTGTAGCGCGCTTCCATATCCTTATCGGAACCCGACAGGCATTTGAGCGACATGCCGACTTGCGTCTCCCAACCACGCTTGGCGTTGGGCGGTGCTGCTTCCATCTCAGGCAGCGGCTCGGACACCGACACCATCTTCTCACCCAACACCTCACCATCACCCCACGCGATAAAGCCGTGGATGAACGAAAACGGGTTGACCGCCCATGTCGAATCTTCTTCGACGTCGGTCTGGTCGGCACCGAACACCCAGTGGCCGGTCTTGTCCATCTTGATGATGACAGAACCTGCTGGGCCTGCGACGGTTTCAAGCGCGCGCAGTGCGGTGGAGAGGGTAGAAACTGCTGGCAGGTTAGCGCCTTTGAATGATACGAGATTTGACATTACTGTACTCCTATTAAAGTTTAGAGAGGGCCGCAGTCAACTGCTTCCCGATTTGCAACACCGCTGGCCTCGGATCTGATTCCGGTGCCAACGTACTCCCCGACGAGATCGATACAACCAAATCCGACGGGAAATCTAGTGTAGTCTTTTTCAAGACTTTTTCAAGCTGTGCGGGCGATTTAATTTTTGTGTCGTAGGCGTCTTCTACGCCATTCGCATCAGCCCACGCTTCAATCTTCGCCTCGTCCACCCACTGGCGTGTGCCACGCTTGGCAACCAACTTGTAGCCAGGCACGGGGCGGTCGTTCTCAAGCATCTGGAACGCAAGCGCGCGCAGCTCCTTGATGTAGTCCTCAAGCATATCAGCCTGACGCAGCTGCGTTGCAATTTGTTCTGCCGGTAATGTTGCAAGCTGTACTTTCAGCGCACGGTCAACTGCACCGGTCATGCGTGGGCAGATCGGCTTGGCGGTACACCAACGGCAGTGGTCGCCTGTTTGCATCGGTGGCTCTGGCCATGACGACAGGCGCACAGCGTAGAGTAGTTCTTGCTCGAACTGCTTGATGCGCTCGGGCGTGGTCACCCAACGGCGAATCGATGGCGGCTGCACGATGATGCACTCGATCTCTTCAGCGCCTTCGAACACCCATTGACACGCCGGTGTTCTCATGGCTGCTGCTGCGTAAAATAGGAGCTGAGGGTTTTCCATAGCATCCACAGATACACCATCGCCAAATTTCCAATCAAGAACGATCGCGCGTTTATCTTTACGCCCAAGTAAGTCAGTGCTACCAAAGACACCAGGCAGAAAATCGCCAAAGCCAACTCGGGTCTCCACCATGTACTCCATTTGCTTTTCTGGGTCGATCTCGTCGAGTGCTTCAAGAGCGGGAATAATCTTTTCATCGAGTAGCTCCGGTGTGAGTGTCTGATCTTTGTACGTGGCGCCCAAGCATTGCTGTGGTTTCTTGTCAAACTCGAGCAGTTCGGCAATGACGTTGTGCAAGAGAGTGCCGCGTGCTGCGTGTTCAGACTCAGCCTGTGGTGGCATCTGTTGCACAAGCTTGACAGATGCCGGGCAGTTGATGACGCGTTTGGCAGTCGACCCGCCGACGATATTGGAATGGCTCATTATTTCACCCCCGCTGGCTCGTTACGCCATGAACTAGACAGGCGTTGACGCAACAACAGCAGCACCGGCGCAGCCGTTTCGTCGTAAACGCCGGGATCGGTTTTGATGATGACCTCGATTAGGTCTAATGCTGCTTGCAGGGCTGTGCCGTCTGCATCAAAAATGTCTTCTACATTCATTTGACTGTACTCCCGTGTAGTGATTGAGCCTCGACTGTAGACCCTAAAATAATCCTTGTCAAATACTTTTTTAGCCTTTATATTTGCG